GTTTTTACTTTTATGGAAGAATAAAAGGAGAAGGATTTGTGAGTCCACATGAAGTTTTACCAAATCCATGTGAAGTTACTTTTGCCGATCCTTATCTAGCAGCCAAAGTAGCGGCGCTCCACACCACTTTTATATCAGCGGAAAATTCTATTGCGGAAGGTTCAACAGTACCCAAAATAGGAGACGAAGTTAGAGTCAGTATCTTGCCGGGTGATTTTAAATTAGATCTGCAAAGAGCTTATTTTTCTAAGATAAAGATATCCAGTGAGCCCAACGATGATATTCAGTCTATTGCAAATTGTACAAATCTTCAGTCAACTTTATCAAGTTTTGATTACGAGAATGTAGGAGAGATAGATGCTAGTGTTGCAAGATTAGGTAATGCCGGCGCTACTCTTGATCCGAACGGCACTGTTGAGCATGGCAATTACACAAATATAGTAACCCCAATTCCAGAAACCTTCGGCTCCATAGCAGGAACTATTCTTGAAAAAATTGCAGCCGGCGATCCAAGTATTTGGCCGGCCAAAGTTTATAAAACTGACGGTACATATGTTGAAGCAAATCAGTTTTATGCCCCTATGGCAAAAGGACTAAGAGTGGGCTCTGCCTTAAATACAGCGAGAACGATTACTATTGATGGCGTGGAGTCAACAAGCGCGCATATAGGTATTGATATAGGCACCGGAGCCTACGGCGATCAGCCTTTATACAATTCGCTACCCGGATATGTGTATAGCTGGTGTGATGGCACACGCATAACAAACGTACCGGAGCGTCAACCCCAAACAACCAAAACTGGAACTTGCAAGATAATCTCGGCTGTAGAATTTGCAGACGGCACAAGAGCAATAATCACCACACGCCATGTCCACGCTTCTCAGTACTTCGACATCGGCAAATCATGGGGAGATTTTGTTTCTTCCAACGGCCAACCAGTTTGTATGAGCGGCGGTGCAAAAGGCCAAGTGGGCTCTGGTGGCACCACGGGCCCACACCTTCACTGGGAAGTAGGACTAAACCCATGGCTTGATGAGGGAGGGACTATTACAGATATTGGCACCATAGTTCAAAAATCCATAGAAGAAATCGCCGCCTCCCCGTATTTTAAAGCGGCTCCTAAAGATGGTATGCTCATCTATAGGGGCGCTACCACAAATCCAACTAACGGTAGCACCACAATGACCGGCGCGCCCTCAGCCCCTGAAGCTGTTTAAACAATAAGGAACAATATGTCAGTTAAAATAAGCGATCAGAGCTATCTATCAGCCTTAAAAGAAAATGTTATTGTTACTACCGAGCAAGCCAAAAAAAATAAAATTCCCATCAACGGAGCTTTAAGAAATTCTGGCCTCTTTAATACAATTCCCGTGCAGCCAAGAAGAAACTTTATTGCCGCAGGTCACAATATTGTCTTAACAGATTCAAATAAAAACTCAGCAATTGTTATTGGTTCCGATCGACCAGCGTCACTAGCTAGCGGTTATGGTGGAAAAGGAGCAATGTTTGCTGATACAATTGATATTGTGGCCGGCCGACTTGCTAGTAATAGAAATCTATCGGACGGTGAATTTGTAGGTAACTCATTCAGCGGTGACGCCGCTAGAATTTATATTAGTCAATTAACTGATGTAGACCAAAACTTTGGTATTGATGAAGGTTTTTCTGGACGCATGGAAGCGCGCTCTACTGTTGCTGCAAAGGCAGACACAATTAGAGTGATTGGTAGAGAAGGCGTTAAGATTGTTACTGGCCGCTCTTTTGCTTTTCAAGGTCACGGTAGCTCTGGAGAGCCTAACTCGCTCGGAGGAAAAATTCAACAGAACGCTCCACCCATTGAGCTTATTGCTGGAAACTCAAAAACAGAAAGCGGCTTTCTTGGTGTAGGCCCAGAAAGAAGAGTTTTGCAAGGCATCGCAAAAGGTGAAAATGTTAGAGACGCATTTAGAGATTTGTTTGATATTGTTGATCAATTATGGGGCGCTTTATTTAATATGGCTATACAAAATGTTATAGCTTTTTCTGGGTATGCGGTTAACCCTTGGTGCCCGTGGTATTCTGGAATATCTTCATTTGCATGTACCAGATACCTGTCAGATGTTTTAAATCCTATGTGGCACATGAGAGCCAATAAATCATTTTGGATGGTTAATTATACAAAACCAATGGGCAACAAATATGTTGTTAGTCCTAATGTTTATTCAACATAGTAAGGTGCAATATGGCTGAAGAAAATAACAAATCTATATTTATAAAATTTCAAGATAAAAATGGCGATGGTCTCAATGATAAGTGTGACGATCTAATTGAAGTTACCGGCGGCCCAAAGTGTCCGGAATGTATTACTGATCCAAATTACATTACTCCAAGCTGGAGAACAAAAACCGAACCCGAGTCTTGGCTAAACAGAAAGTTTTGTATTTATCAAGCAGTAGTCCCAACATCGGCATCAGCAATAATCGCCGAAGATGGAAGCGAAATTTTAGATGACATATTCGAATCTAATAAAGAAATTGCAGCCGAAACATTAATAACCGAATTTAATAAAGCGCTTACTGAAGAGTCTTTAAATGCCGTTCAAGAATCTTTAGACTTTCAGCAATATGATTTAAGCCCTAGACCCGGCTCTTATCTAAAACTTTTGTATTCCACTGATTACACCGTTATTGATTCACTTGATCCGGCTAGTGATGAACCAGAAGAAGACGAACAAGAAGAAGATGATGAGGAGTCCTCCGACATTATCGTTTCGATGAATGCAAGCCGCATTAAGGCCAAATTAATAAAGTTTCGTCGCGCAATGCAGCTTTACAGCAGGCTTTATAGCGTACAAAGACAGCTTGACGAAGGAACTTTAGTATGGAATGCCGGTGATAAAGAGGGCTCTGTTTTCACTGTGGCTTCTATGAAAAGATATGGCACCACTTTTACAACTGATCTTGTTAGAGATTTAGATGTTTTTCTTAATGATAAAGGTTTTAATATCTATGGAGTAGGAAATATTAGCTTTGGTAAAGACCGAGTTACTAATATTGAATTTACTTGGACTGAAGAATATGTCCTCAAAAGATTGGATGTTTATACTGTAGGATGCGGCGGTAAGCCTAAGATATTTAAAAAGAAAAAACTAAAATCTCTTAATAGAAAAGATACTTTTAGTGATCCAGTTTTGCAGGCTTATTTTGCTCAAATTGACAAGATTGACTCTAGACTTTCTGCAAGAGAGGCTCCACTTTGGTCCGAGTTTGTTATTGAATTTACCAAGCCCGAATTGGTTGAGACATTTAATTGGCCCGGTCCGCCGGGACCAGAAGTCGAAAAAAGCTGTATTGGTGATGCCTTAGAGGAACAAGCAAAACAGTTAGGCAACGATATTCTTGATGATGTTTTTAGTATCGGAGACGCGATTGCTTTTCAATTTAACAAAAACTTGTGCAAGAGAGATGAAAAAGAAGTAAACGAAGAAAAAATCAAACTTGGTATGTTGCCCGATCCATACGAAGATGGCAGTAGTAATTTATTTTCCATGGCCGCAGTGCAAGCTTTCGATCAGTTAGAACAAGATGATGCCGTATTCGTTAATATATGTGCTATATTTCTAGGATTTAGCACTCCGGGGCTTAATAAGAGCGCAGACAAACTATTGGATGAGCTATATGCAGAGGGTCTTGATAGAATTAAAATGTGTGGCCTGCTCAATCTAGCATTAGACACAGCTGGGTGTCTATTGGGAGGCTTGGAATTAGAAGAGGCGCTAGCAAGAATCATTAAAAGCACCTTAAGGGCCATGTCGATTGACAACTTAGGCGATTTCTTTATAGGTCTTCCGGCAGATAAGCAGGCAGAATTAGAGTTATTAGTAAATCAAAAAATAGAAAGCGGAGATGTTTTTAGAGATGCCACTGGCTCAGCTATAAATCCAACAACTGGAACAAATCAAGTTTTATCTGACACTATTTCTAACAAACTTAAGTGGAGTAAGCCTTGGTCAGAAGAGAACAAAGAAAGATACCGCGATAACATCAACAATTCCTACTCAGAGACAGCAAGAGCTTCAGGGCCCACTGAATATGGAGAATCACAGCTAGAAAAAAGAACATTAGTGGAACAACTTGATGTCGCCAATGTTGGTGATGAATTAAGCCCAACTGTTGTATTGGAGGCATATATTGCGGCACTTATTGATGTCTATAGAGATGATTTGTTATCAGTATTAGATTTTCTTAATAAATATCCGGGCGCCCAGCTGATTGCTAAATTAATTTTGTCGCTTGATTGTCCTCGTCCTCCGATGTTTAACCCTAGCTTTACTGACTTTTTGAAAGACATTGAAATTCCTTGGTGCAGAAACTCTAAAGGCATAGTATTGCCACAGTTATCCAACCCATTTGGGTGGCTGCCAGAATTAAAAGACTTAGTTAAGTTTGCTTTTAAGGCATTACTTGAAGCAATTAATCGCGCGATTTTAGCGATATTAATTAAGCTTATGGTGAAAATTTGTGAACTACTTGGAAGTGCAATCTGTAAGGCTCTGGAGGTAACGGGCCAATTAGCAGCCTCTTTACCAGCAGTTATAGGCGGCCGCTCAACGTTTGAACAAGTAATAGCAGAATCAGTTTGCGGTGACACTGACGATGATGATAAGATTAGAGATACTTTGGCTGAATTATTTGAAAAACTTGGCTGTGGTGCTGCAGCATTAAACGATAAAGATTCAGTTATCAACCTTGCAGGCGATATTTCTTCTTTTGCTACTAGAGCCGAGATGTATGATGCTTGGAATAATGGCATGTCCGACGAATTTGCTTCAGGGGTTCTAGAGATTATTAGATATCAATATCCACAATTTTCTGGTGCCCTGCCAAATAAAAATGCTATTAAAGATTTAATGTCAGGTATCGGCAATCTGTTGCCAGAAGATGTTAAACAGGCAATGCGAGATATTTCTGATGGAGATCCTGATGGAGATGATCTTCCAGCCAACCCAACGCTTTGTGCAACGCCAGAACAACTAGAAGACTTTCAGGAACTACGCTGTGCTCTTCTTGAAGGCCGCGCATCCCCAGAGCAGTGCGAGCAAATGTTCGATAACTTAAGAAATGATGCTGCAGACGATTTAGAAGCCCTCACGGCCTTTATGAACAACCCGCTAGATCCACAGGACATCTTGCCCCCATTAATCTCAAAGCCCGGCTGTGACGACGGTATGCTGCCTTATGAGTCAGCTGAACAGCAAGCAATGGCTAGCATGACATTCGGTGCGAATTTGCAATCATTGAAAGCAGACTATACTGAAGATATGTTAGGTAATGGTGGATTTTTTGGAGGAACGTGGGGTTTTGTAAACATGGTATTATCAGATACGATGGGCAATGCATTGACAACTCACCGTCGTTTAGTTTTTAATCGTTCAAATCATGTTGATTTTGTTACTAACGGAGACGAGCCGGATGGCGAAGCTGATTTTTTTGCTTTTATTGATTTAGATCCGGCACCAACACCAAGTCAGAGAGCAAACTTCCCAAACACAGTTGCGCCATGGCTTAGAGACCAGTTGCGTGATTTATCGCCATCATTTAACTCAACAAACATATATCAAGAAACAAAATCAAAAAAAGTTAAACTAGAAGATCTCGGTGCCGGCCTAGATTCTTACGGAGACATAATATCAATACCCGACATGGGATATAATATTGTGCTAGCACCAGCTATGATTGGTGAAGAGCCGGCACTTAGAATTAAAACAATTGGTAGAAAAAAGACCGAAGATATTAAATTGAAGTTCAGGGACAACAATAGAGGTAAAAATACTCTAGAGGATACAGGATTCTTAATGGGGTTTGACCTTGACATGTATCTTTCTGAATTAACTAGAAAATATCCAGAAAGCAGCATTGCCCAATCAAGTGCCTCTTTAGAACTCAAAGATATACAACTTAAGCCTTCGGGACTTGAATTAGAAGGAAAGGGAACGGTATCGAATGTGGGCTCTTACGACACTCCACTAGATTCAGTAAGAATAAAAATAACAGAAAAATTTAGACCATTGGCACAGGGCGCCTCTGCACTAAAGAAAATATTACCCAAAGAAGAATATAAAGAATTAAAAGAGATCTTCAAAGAAGGCGAGGATGTAACTGTTTCAAATCAACTATTTGAGTTTGCTACTTTCGATAATACTTTAGATGATATTAATTTATCACAATACGAAAATTTTCTATCTTGTTTTGCTGAAAACAGCAATTTGATGCCACAAGTTGTTTTATTACAAGAATTAATTAATGATAATGAATTAAATTCATCAACTGTCAAAGAATTTTATGATGAATTTATGTCAAATATAGTAAATGTGTTTGCCGAAGAAGTTTCTAATAATGATGCTGCTTTTAACTTTGGTGCAAAATATGATTTCATTGACAATAGATTGGCAGATTATGTTGTTAAAGAAGGCACCACATTATCGCCGGCCGGCACACTTTATAGTAAAGCCGAGGTTGAAGACGAGGACGGAGAGCCTAGAAAAATCAAAAACTCTGATATGATTATGGGTGTTAGTCGAGATGAATTAGAAAACGGTATTCAAAATGCAAGAGTGCTTTATCTCGATCCAAGCAAGTTTGGAGGAACTTATTCAAATCCAGCAGTCTATGTAAAGCCGCTCAAAACAGATGGCTGGCTTGGGCTTATTGACGTGTTGTTTCCAGATTATTCTCCATGCAAGCCGCGCTCAACAGACTTAATTGATTTTAATTCAATACAAAAAGAAATATCCAATGCTTACAACTCAATTCCAGAAGACAACAGACTTCAGGGTGATGAAGATTGTATTACGGAGTTGCCATACAATAGGATATTAGAGAGGCCAGCAAAAGCAAACATCCAAGGAATTATAAAAGCGGCGTGTAGAATATATGGCTCTGTGCACTTTATGAAAGCCATGGCTACGTTTACTACGTTTAAGCCCGATTTTAATAATGTATACAGTTCTCTTTTCGCTCAGTATGTTGTAGAAAATATGGAAAAATCCATGAGAGACGCACAAAAGGCTGTGTGGGAATTTTTTAACCCGTTCAAAGATGATGAATTCTGGTATGCATTTTTAGAGCAAACAGTACAAACATACGATAGATTAGTTAGAGACGAATATATTGTTGACATGCCAGATGCAGTCGCCGCAGCACTAATAAGAATTAATGATGCTCAAGAAAGATATAATTATCCTGATTATGAAGACTTGCGAAACGCCAAAGAAGCCGAGGAAACAGAACAACCCCATAGAGGGCCATTGAAAAAAATGGGCCTTAAAAGATTTAGAAGCGAGAAAAACTTTGCTTTTATTCAATCAACCGAAGAGGATGCAAAACTAGTCCTCAAAGAAATGGTAAAAGCAGAACTTCAGTTTATGGCTGACAAAATGTTGACAAACATGGAAACTGTTGGCTTGGCGCCAAAGTACACTGATCTTGGCTATTATCTTATGACTAATCTATCACAAGGTGGAATTGAACTAGATTTAGATAAAGAAATAGTGGAAACAGCGATAGAGCTTCCCAATGAGCCTGCTGATGAATTATACACAGGAGGCGGAGAATTAGCGCTTCCAGATGGGACGGAGTATGTTGGCTATTATCATGCTCATCTAGATGAAGATAACAACATCATATACATGGAAGGCGATTTTCACACAACGGAAGCTCATGAAGAACTAGTTCCGTTTGCTAACAAAGTAACGGTACCGATCGGCAACATAGTCAATTTAGGAGAGGGAAGTTTTGACTTATCAAACTCTGAAAAGCCATTTGTGCTAGAAAAATATATTGCCATTGATGGGGTTAAATATAATCCACAAGTCGCAATAGAAAAAATTAGGGCCAATGAAGGAACGCTTAACATTTCAGATGTTTATCCGGGTGACTTAAGATTGGTATATCCACTTGGACAAGATGGGTTGGAAAATACGGCTGTCCCACCAGTAGGAATTGAAGGTAATTTAGGCGTAACGTATGGAGTCCAGTTATCTATGATTGTTGGTGGCAGAAGAAATTTGATAACACAAGCTGAAATGGATGCGATTGATACTAAAATAAGCCAGATTGCTCCGTTTGAAAAAGACTCAAAACTTTTACTGTGTGTTATTAACAAACTAAAAAACACCGATCAGTTTAATTTATTGGTAAATTATGTTTTTGCTTTGCCCAAAATGACATCACTTATAGCGATATACAATGACATGGGGTTCCTATCATCAATTGGAGAGATGACAGTGGCAGAAGATCAAACATATCCCAGCTTTTTTTCCGACGGAACGCCTACTTTTAGCAGTAAACCGGGCGCCAAGGCCACGTTCCCCGGCGCTTCCGACGGAGATTACTCAACGGTAGACTACAGTCAGAGCAATGATAATTGGGCGAGCTACGACGACAGAACATCTGGCTTTTCCCCGTTTGTAACAAAATGGGATGAATGGGATCGCGCTTTGTTGAAAAACTCAAAAGCGCGCATCAAACGATTATTTAAAACTGATTATTATGGTAGAGATTTTAATCCCGCTGATGCGCAAACAGCCGATGTGTCTGGTGTAATATTCGGACAATTAAAATCTTTCTTAACCTTACCATCTGCAAAAGCAATATTACCTCTGTTTAGAAGAAGAAACCTAATTTCTAATCCTTTTAATTCTAGAGGGCAACTATGTACTAAAGAAGACTAATTAGGAGATTATTATGGCTATTGGCGTATCACTTCCTATAACTTATGACTCATCTGATGGTTTTGCTTTAAACTATACAATTGCAAAAACAATTAAACAAAATTTTAAAATGTTATTATTAACTAATCCGGGCGAAAGAGTTATGGTACCCGAATTTGGAGTTGGCTTAAAAAGATATCTTTTTTCAAACTTTTCCGAAAGCCCTGAAGATTTTATCAGAACCAGAATAATGGAGCAAGCAGAGAGATATATGCCATCCATTACAATACAAAGGATTAACTTCCGCGCTGATCCGGACACCAACTATATGTCAATATCTATAAAGTATGCAATGCCAAATTTAGGGTTGATGGATTTGCTAGAATTAACTATTTAAAGTGGGCTAAAAAATGTCGAATAACCAGAAAAAATATCTTCCGATAAATTATACCAAAAGAGATTTTGAAGGTATCAGAAGCGAACTTTTAGAAATAGCTGAAAGATTTTATCCAGAAACTTTCCAAGATTTTAGTGAAGCATCTTTCGGTGCCATGATGCTTGATGCTGTTGCATATGTTGGCGATCAGTTACACTTTTATTTAGATTATAATGTAAACGAAGCGTTTTTAGACTCATCGTTTCAGTTTTCCAATATTTTAAGACATGGAAGCGTTTTAGGCTATAAAAGTAGAGGCCGACCCTCAACATATGGCGAAGTTGCATTATATATTGAGGTACCAGCAACAGATTCAGACTTGGGCCCCGATACAAGATATATTCCAATTATGACTCGTGGCTCTGTTTTTAGAAATCAAAGCGGGCAAAGTTTTACATTGTTAGAAAATGTCGACTTTAATAATCCATCAAACGCCATTGTAGTATCGAAAGTCAGTCCCAGCACCGGCGCCCCCTCGCACTATGCCATAAAGGCATATGGTAATGTTGTTTCTGGTAGATTGGTTCAAAAAAGAATTAAAGTTGGAAATTATCAAAAATTTAAAAGCGTTGCTTTGGGAGACCCAAGTATAGCAGAGATAATATCGGTTTATGACTCGGAAGGCAATCAATATTATGAAGTTGATTATTTGTCCCAAGATATGATTTTTAAAGAGGTGGCCAACAATAACTATAAAAATGATAATGTCCCCTCTCTTTTAAAACCATTTTTAGTTTCAAGAAAATTTATAGTACAAAACACTAATACTACAACAATTCTCCAATTTGGAAGTGGAGAGGCCGCTGCAAATGATGTTGTTGCAAACCCCCAAGAAGTAGCAATTGATGTTTTTGGCAAGAACTATGTTACCGATGTGACTTTTGACCCAACAAGGCTTTCAAAAAATTCAAGCTACGGAATAGTTCCGGTTGATACAACTTTATTTGTAACTTATAGAACATCTCCTGCTGTTAATTCTAATAGTTCTGCCGGTACATTAACAGGAGTTGTTTCAGCAAATCTTAAATTTGAAAATCGCGATGCTTTATCAAATAATTTGATAAGCTCAATTCAAAGATCGGTAGAAGTCACCAATGAGGGGCAAATCATAGGCGATACCTCTGCTCCTTCAAAGTCAGAAATAAAAAGACAAATAATGGATACATTTCCAACCCAAAACAGAGCAGTTACACAGTCTGACTATGAAAACATAGTTTATAGAATGCCTAAAAAATTTGGAAGCATTAAAAGATGTTCGATCCAAAGAGATCCCGATTCCAAGAAAAGAAATTTAAATTTGTATGTTGTTTCTGAGGATCCAAATGAGCACCTAACAAAAACCAACAACACAATCAAGCAAAACGTTAAAACATGGTTAAATAATTACCGAATGATAAATGATACAATTGATATCTTAGATCCATACATAATAAATTACGGCATTGAATTTAGTATAAAATGTTCTAGCCCAAGCAAATCAGAGCAGATTTTAGCGGCTTGTATTAGTAAAATCTCTGAAACTATGTCAGGCGATGGCATTTCGTTTATAGGCGAGGGTATAATCTTAAACGATATTTACAAATCTTTAAATATGGTCGAAGGCGTTTTAGACGTTACAAGTGTTAAGATTGTTAATAAGGCCGGTGGACAATATTCCTCAACTTCTTTTAATGTCAATAAAAACATGTCAAGCGATGGCACAACTTTGCTATGTCCACAAAATGCAATATTTGAAATAAAATTTCCATCTGTTGATATAACAGGAAGGGTTGCATAATGGGCCTGCTTAGATACACTGCTTCAGCAGATAACACAATTACGAATGGCTATCAGCTTGATTTAAAAACCAGAGGCTCCGGAGCAAACGCCGGCGTTGCTGATGTGTTAGAAGTATATTCAATGTACGGCAGAATTAACTCTAGTTCTCAAGAACTTTCAAGAGCAATTATAAAGTTTCCACTCGATCAAATTACCAACGACAGAACAGCTGGAAATGTTCCAAAATCTGGAAGTGTAAATTTTTATCTTAGACTATTCAATGCAAAACATTCTAAGACAACACCTATCGAGTATAAGTTGGTAGTTTCTGCAGTTTCTCAATCTTGGGAAGAGGGCACCGGTTTAGATCTTGAGGGCTACAAAGACAAAACTAATGGCAATTTAGGTTCAGACTGGATTCAGGCCAAAAAAGGAACAAACTGGACCGACTATAAAGGCCAAGCAGCACCCGGCGGAACTTATTCTACTGCTTCAGGCGAAACGTTTACTCAGCATTTTTCTGGAGGCTTAGAGGATCTTGAGATTGATGTGAGCGACTTAGTTGAAAAATGGATTGCTAAAACTGCTACTACTGTAAATAATTACGGATTTGGAATATTTCTTTCATCATCGTATGAAGCATCTGCTTCACAACAAGCGGTAGACTTAGATTCTAATGTTCTATACAATCCAGATGGTGCCACTGAATCATATTATACCAAAAGATTTTTTGCCAGAGGGACACAATACTTTTTTAAAAGACCGGTTATAGAGGCTCGTTGGGATTCAACCACAAGAGATGATCGAGGAAATTGTTTCTTTAGTTCGTCACGAGCACCGGCAATAGACAACCTTAACAAAATATATTTCTACAACTTAGTACGTGGAAGGTTGGTAGATTTACCGGGAATCGGCTCAACGTATGGAACGCTAGCGTCACAAATCAAAGTAAGCGTTTTCTCAGGATCCGTAGCAAACTCAGAACCATCTGGATCCGCCGTTTTCTTGCATAATACATCAGCAAAATCTTTAGTAGTAACAGGGGGCTATGTCTCAACAGGAATTTATTCGTGCTCACTGTGCTTTACTAAGTCAACTGATTTAGAAACATTATACGATGTTTGGTTCTCTGGATCAAGTGCCACTTCCGATGCATCAGCGGCAGCAAGACAGTACTTTACTGGTACAATGAATCCAAAAGAGTTTACAACTGGCGTTACTCCCCTTAACCCAACTTATTACTGCAATATCAGTAATTTAAAAAATTCATACCAACACAACGAAACAGTTCGACTGAATCTTTATGTAAGAGAAAAAAATTGGAACCCGAATATTTATACTAGAGCCACCTCTCAAGTAGAGTCGTTATCAATTAGGAGTGCCTCTTACGGAGTAGTTAGACTTCTTGACAATGAAATGGTTATACCTTATGGAACAGGAAGCGAGTTCCACACTGGGCTATCATACAATGTATCTGGGAATTATTTTGATTTTGATATGAGTTTACTTGAAAAAGGCTATGCATACGGCTTTAAATTTGTATTTTATGATGATACAATAAATTCTTGGATTGAGCAAGATAAGATTTTCAAGTTTTGGTTAGAAGAGAGATAGTATGAGCACAAAAAAGATATTTGAATCTGCATTCAATAGCGGCAAATATTTAGATTACAGCGACCAAAAAGAGATTTTTGAATCGGTTGAATCAGTAGATAATGCCAACGAATTATATACTAGAATTGATACATATCAACCAAGTTTTAACTTTGACGATCCCTCAACATATGCCAAATATGGATCAGCATATTTTTACTACAAAGGCGCCTTGGATAATATTATAAATTTCTATCCGTACGATGGGTCAAAAGCTGAACAGAATAAATTTTATAACGGCCTGTTGCCGATAGAAAAATATATTTTCAACAATAAATATCCTAAATTTACTGGCTATGGTATTGTATCTGCAGATGGATGGGGTACTCGATCGGGTGCCTTATCTGACGGCTTCGGTACGCCATCGAGTTTGGAGTATATAACCTTTAAAGGTGGC